ACATGACGTAAACGAAAGGCAAATCTTCTTTTTCGGCATAGCGGGTTTTAATGTTAAAACGCCCCTATAATCACAAAACCGTTTCCACCAGTCCCGCCGTTGCCAGCAGTACCACCTGCACCGCTTGAGTTTCCACCGCCACCACCACCAGAGCCGGGACCGCCCGAGCCTCCAGCACCAGCGGCACCTGTCGTATGTCCGCCACCACCCGATCCACCGCTACCAAATATAAGCGGGAAGGAAGAAAATAGATTGGGGTTTATGATTTTGTTAAATCCATAGCCTGCGTTCCCCGCAACACCTGTCGTACCTGTGCCGCCTGAGATAAGAGGCGGATAGCCCGAAGTTCCCGCAGTCTGGTTTCCACCCGCCGCAGTTCCGTTACCGCCACCAGCCCCACCTGACACCAAAAGACCAGCACCGCCTTGCGTGACAGCCGTGACCGCGCCGTTTGCAGCAGCCGAACCCGCAGTACCAGCTTGACCAGCGATAGAAACCCAAAGGCCGCAAGCCTGATAAGGTCCACTTGTAGCAGTACCGATAGCACCAGCCGCACCCGCTGTGGAAGTCGCGGCACCGCCCCCTCCACCGCCTCCAGCTTGGGTTAGGATAATTCTTGAAGCTGTCGTCTCGGGGAAAACACTCACATAAGATTGCGTCCCCGCTGTACCAGCAGCCGATGTAGTAGCACCTGCGCCACCAGAGCCGGGTCTAACAAAAATCGTATCGGGTAAAAAGAAAGCAGGCACCAAAAGCCTTGAGCATCCACCCGAACCTCCGCCACCTGAAGCTACCGTGGCAGCACCGCCCGCACCCTTACCACCACCGCCACCAGAGGCTTGCATAAAAATATAAACCCACTGACAGCCAAAGGGCTTTGTCCAAGGTCGCCATGAGTTGGTCGTGGTGACACTCGCTGGGGCTTGGAATACTTCCCATTTTGTGTTGCCGTATCTATTTCCGAGGTCTTGTGACCACATTTAGTAATCCATTGCTACTGTGACAGGGTTATAACCTGTGGTGCCTGCGCCCGTAGAAGTTCCGAACGAAACAAGCAGTTTTGTGTTGGCAGGTATTGGCATGTTGATGGCGAGTTCATAAGCAGGAGCCGCTAAAGTGTTTGAGGCAGTAAATGCCGCAAGGGTAACCTCGCCCAAAGAAAGGGTTTTGGCTGCCGTGTTTGTCGTGCCTGCCGTGAAAGTCCCCGTATCGTTTAAATACCACACACGGGCTACCGTAGCGGCGACAGTTGAGACAGGTCTAAACATTACCTTATAAACATACGAGCCATCCGCACCCGCTGCGAAAATCTGGTAAGTGTTTGCACCAGTACCATCCGTGGCGGTGTTTGCGCTCGATCCGACAACCGCGTTTGAAGTGCCGTTTCCGATATGTGGGGTTAGTCCGTAAATTGGGTTTGTATTTGCTACCATATTATTATCCTACTGTTGCGCCAAGTCTTTGCATGTTTACTAAACCACGGCTTAGACCACTGCCACCCGCACCGCTGGAAGCTGCCGTGATTAAACCCTTGGCGTTTACTGTTATGCTGGCATTGGTAAATGAACCCACATTGGCGTTAACGTTTGCCAAAGTACCCGCAGCCGTTACGTTTCCAGAGCCGTCAAAAGACGGGCTTATATATGCCAAGTCTCCCGTTATTGAAATAGTCCGACCCGTAGCTAAAGCCGTGGCCGTTCCTGCATTTCCAGAGATAGAGGTTTGATCGCCTGTGTTTGTGCCTGAAAGATTGCTTGCTGCAATTGTACCAGAGGCGACAATACTAGTTGGTGTTATAGCCCCCAAGGTCAAAGTTATAGCGGGCGTTGTTGTGGCTGTGGCTACGCTTCCCGATACGCCGTTAGCGGTTGTGACAGAAACCGAAGTTACCGTCCCCGATCCGCCTCCTCCACCAGACCCCCACGTTGAAACATAAGCTAGGGAATCCCAATCGGTTATCCCATCACCCATTTTCATTTTTAAGGTGTCTGTTTCATATCCAAATTCAGCCTCGGCTAGAATAGGATTGGCTGAAGTCCACTGCGCAGCGGTTCCGCGTCTTGGTTGTATTAACTTATCTCTAGGCATTAAGGACCGCCCCCTGAAATTATATTAATTTCCTTATAAACCCTAGAAAACCACAAAATCCAAGTTTGGGTAAACTTGTTTGTTTCCTTTATTATGGTCTGTCCATCTGTGGGCGGTTCTTGCAGGGCCATTATGTGTTATTCAAATACGCTTCGTTAATTTGTGTAAAAATAGGATCGGAAAACGAAACCCACCACACCCGATCACGGGCGGAGCCGCATCTTGTCCACCTTGCTCTTTGTTTATATTTTCCTACTTTACCAATAGAAACCCATCTTTCGTTGGACCACGTAAAACCACCATCATCAGAATAGCGCATCATCATCATCGGGTTGGACCCTTGACCGGACTGAAGAGCGCGGCCAGCCTCGATGTCTAATTCAAACACGTTAAAAGACACAAAGTTCTTTTCATCCTGCAAATGCGGCGAAATTCTAACTCTAACGATTTCATCACCATTATCGGAATAGATCGAAAGCGATTGAACGTAAACAATCCCTAATTCACGGTCCCCTACCAAGTTTTGATTATTAAAATATACGTGGCAGCAAGCGCGGTGTTGTTCGTCTGCGTTTGTTATGGGATTTCTGTATGATTTTTCATGCCACATATTTCCCGTTGCTGCATCTGCGCAAAGAGTTGTGTCTACGCCTTTTACCTGTAGACAATAAAACGCATGGCCTTGTTCATAATACGTATAAGCATAACTCTCGACCGGATTGGAAGAGGTTGCGATTTTCTTTTCGATAGCTTGTGTGGAAATTCTTTGCGCCGAATATCCGTTGGCTCTCCAGACAATAGCGCCGCCTCTATCGTCCTGCCCCAACCACGTTAAAGCGTTGTCAAAGATAACCGCTGTGAATGGAGCCGCACACCCAGACTGAATAACCGCGCCGGGAATACGTTCAAACGGAAACGCCGCCGCTCCGGTATTCGTAAAGACTTCAACCGTTGTCTTCCCCAAAGCCCATAGATTAGTTCCGTCTGATATAACGCAAACCAAATCATCGGGGGAGGATTCGACCGAAACGAAGTCTAGAACATCCCAAGAAAGACCATCTCCTATAGCGGAAATGTAAAATTCCGCCGTTCCGCCTTTGGTGACTATGAAATAGTTATCCTGATACGTTCCGTACACCGCAGGAGAAGGAAAGCCGATATCGGTAATTTGCACAAAGCCATTCGTGGCTAGGGTGAAAATATACCCATACATGCCGTCAATAATCATAATCTGGGTGCCGTTGTAAGACAACGTACAACGAGACGTGGCGGTTAAAAGATCGCCCCTGTCGGTAACCGCACCAGAAGAATCTACCTCATAAAAATCAGAACCGGAAACCCAGAAGGACCGTCCGTCAGCCTCGATACATCCCCTGATAGGTCCACCGCCAACAGCCGCATAAGAGGATAAGCCAGCCGTTAAACGCAGGGCGGCTATGCTTTTAGACGTTCCAACTTCGGATATAATAGGAAATAAATTAACCGACCTTTGACAGTCAAACGATACGGCATCCATTTGGTATGAGGGGCCTACAAATCCTTGGATTATCATTAGAACCCCGCGTAGATATTAAAGCCCCAAAGTCCATCGTTTGTGTATCGCTGTGATAACATAGGATCAACCGCCATTGTCGGCGCGGCGTATTGTTGATTGTTTCTTTTGATTGTAGATAGAGAATCCGAAGCGATATTTTTAACAGTCGCAGAAGCTTCTCTTTCATATTCCGGCGCGATTTCAACAGCCAGATTATAGATTAAGGCTCTTTCATACCCCGGAGGAAGCACAACCGTATCATTCAATGCTAGATCGGAAAGCTTCTTCATTGAATAAACATTCAATTGCAGCCCACCGATAGGAACGGGGTATAGTTTCAATCCCAGCAAGGGGACAGAATTATTGACATACAAATTAGACGGAATGCCTTGAAGGGATGGAAAACCTAAAGTGGCGTAAGTCTCTGCCCCCCATATCATCAGGGAAGTCATCAAAACTCCGCCTTGGGTAATTGTGGCCTCCGTGATAGAAACTGGTCTAGCGGTGTTAATATCGCCAGAAGGCCCCATGGTGTATGAGAGAACACCCGAAGATAAATTGATCGTATCAACCGAACGGGAGTAAATAACCTGACCATCCGCAGACCATGAGTCCAACATTTGATTCAGGCTATTTAATCCATCCGTTGCGTCTTCCGCAGTCATATTCTCCCCTGCACCCAAGACCGTAATCTTGCGCAAAGAAGAAGAAATAAGATCGCGGACTGTCGCCATTAGGAAAGCACCCGCGAAGCAGGAGCCGTACCGTCAAAGCGCGTTACCAGAATAGTGTGGGAACCAGCCAAAGGCGTAACAGAGCCAACGGTGGGGTTTACATACTGGATAGCGATTGTATTGGCGTCAGAGGCTCGTGCGGCCCCTTGAATTACGCCAGCAGTCGTTCCGGGAGGATTGACCACAATATGATCGCCAACTTTTACGCCGGGTACTGTGAAGGTTTGCTCTACAGCCGTAATAGTCAATACGGCGGCGGGAGTTAGAGTTTGCCTGATTACCGTGGTAGAAAATACGTTACCAGCGTCGATGCCTGAGCTCATTATTCCACCTTTGTCCAACCAGCAACTTCAAGTTCGTCTGCGATTGCTTTCCATTTTGCGGGTTTTGTTTTGCCGTTTTTTTCGTAAAGAGTGCGTTCGAAAACTTCCGTTTCCACTTCGCCATCTTCTCTAACTTTTTTTGGTCTAGCCATTTTAGTCTCCTGAAAAAAGGGGGAGGGAATGATTGCCCTCCCCTAGATTGATTAAGCCGTTATTCTACTTGCCCATTCTGGTCTTACTGCAGCAAACCCGCCGAGGAAGTCCAGACGCATAATCAGCTTGTCCGTCAGAACCGCATAGTCACGAATAACGCGGATTGTGAATCCACCGTCAGACGTTGCTTGTGCAGCCATATCCAGACCATCAGGCATAACGAGTGGCACCGAGGCCATGCGGTAAGCTGATTTGTGATAGGCGAGGTTTTGGACGTATTGACCGTTTGCCGCACCAAAGAACACCAGAGCGCCAGTCTCATCAACAGGAGCCGCTGTTACGTTTTGCAAAGAGTTCGCCGTGTAGTAGATGGACGGCGAGATGGACAGCGTGGCTTGGTTGGAACCGTTCTCTGGAGCGTCAGCCGTTACAACAAATTGCTGTAAGTAGCCAAGGTCAACTTTGGTGATCGGGTGGACTGCGTTAACACCGGAAATGGTGAACACGGAACCAGCCTTAATGACCGCACTGGTTGCCACGCCATCAACACCCAGCGTACTCATGCCGTTTGTGATAGGAACAACCGAAGCTTCAACCGCAATACCCGTAACATCAGCACCATACGTTTGCGTAGGGAGCATGTTGTTCGAGAGGAAGTCAAAGCCCATACCGCGACCCATCACACCATCAAGATACTGATCGCCAATCTTTTCAGATTGTTGGAAAAGGCCTTTGTTGGAGTTAACAGCCGAGCGTTGCGCCGCAGGATTCAAGAGAACCTTACGGTTTGCTTTGTCAGGGCAAGCGAACTCATCAATTTTCTGACCGGCAGCCAAGATAGTATCCATGTCAAACACCGTAGAGCCAAAAGTACCGACTTGGTTATAAGTGGCATTGTTGGCGAGGGTAAGGTTGGTGACTTCGATGGCTTGAGCAATTGCCGAAACAGCAGGATCAAGAATACGCTTGGTCCAAGAAGCAAGGGCCATATCCGTGGCGATTTCAGCCGAGGTCAACTCTATAGCAACCGTTTTGCGGATATCGAGCGCAAGGGATACTTTTTGCTCAACTACGTCTTGGATCGTGGACGTAATATCAGCATTCGTACCAACGATAAAACGCGCTGGTTTCGAAATTTGAATAGTATCGCCCGTGTCGTAACCGTCACGGCCTCTCCAAGTCGTGGAGGGTTCCATGTCGATGGTTTTGGAAAACTGCACCTTGTCTTCCAGCATTTGGGCGGCCATTTTACTGATCGCGCCGGGTGCGTTCTTGAGTGTATTAATTGTATTTGTAGCCATTTTATTACTCCGTTGGGTTAAAAGTTACCCCACGGCATTACTTAGCGTACTTGTTCAACAACTCTCTGCCACTCATTTGATCGGGGGTTTTGTTAACTTTGGTCGTCCCCGTCTTAATCGCGCTAGGAGGCGTTGGTAATGCCTTGGGCGTTTGTACGGAGTCGGAATCCCCCAGAGTTGAAAGACGAATCTCCAGAACAAGCACAATTGATGCAAGCGCAACAAAAGATGATGCAGATGGGTCAGGCTTTGGAACAAATGCAGGCGCAATTGAAAGAGAAGCAAGACAATCAAGCCGAATCCAACGCACTTGAGAACAAGAAGATCGACCTTCAACATCAAATCGACCAGCAGAAATTGGAACTCGATAGGGAGAAACTCGCGCTTGAAACGCTCAAAGCGCAAGGCGAATTAAACCCGCAACAGGTCAATGCTATGTTGGAATCAATCATGGCTATGGACCAAAACCTTAAAGACGTAGGCCAAGCCGTCTCAATCATTCTGGATGGGCTGGAAGGCCCTCCACAATCTGCGCCTCCAGTTGAGGCTATTGCACAACCAACGGAGACTATGATAGAATGATCACTGAAACGGCTCCCGTAGCCGAGCAAGTCGCCACCACGGCGCAAGAACCTTCCCAGCCGACCAAGGAAGTAAACAAAGAAGTCGAGGCTCCCACGGGAGATGAAGGCAAGCCCGCGCTTTCCGAACATGAGAAGATTATTCAGGCTCAGAATCAGAAAATCGCAAGGCAGCAAGCCGCAAATAGAGAACAACAACGCCGATTTGAAGATGCGCGAAAGAAAATAGCTGAGTACGAGGCAAAACTCGCAGCCAAACCTGACGCAATCGCTGACAAACCGAATTCAGACCAATTCGACACTGATGACGCTTACGCAGACGCTCTCGCAGATTGGAAAATCGCACAGAGGGAAAAAGCAAAAGCCGAAGAACCAAAGCAGCCCGATGTTGAAAAATTAGCTTTCGATAAAGCAAAATGGATGCTTAAGGAGCAAGAGTTCAACGGAAAGCAGGAATCGTTCCGCAAGGAAAACCCGAGTTACGACGCCAACGCACAAGTCGTGAATCAGTTTTTAGCCCTTGCCAACAAGAGTGATCCTAGATTCGCGGCATTCTCAACCGTTCTTATGAACGCTGAAAATCCGCCCGCTTTGATTAATTACTTGGGGGAAAATCCTAAAGAGATTATGGCTCTCTTTAACGCTCAAACCCCCTTGGAAGTCGAATTTGCACTGGAAGGTATTGTCGAGAAACTTGGCGTTTCTACAACGGGG